GGGTGATGTTCTTAGGCATACGTGCCGGCCACACGAATGGTTTATAGGAACGTTCAGCTAGTTTCTTGTAGACAGTAAAGACAGTTTGGGGAGTACCGAGGTACATGATGCGACTGTCTTCTTTTGGAGTAAGGATTGATTCAGCTTCTGTACAGAGTTGAAGTAACTTCTCACGCATCAGTTCTGTCATGCTGTTGCCAGGGACTTCGATGTCATCAAGGATCATTAAATCTGCCCTACTGCCGGTCAACTGCCCAGTCAATCCAACGGATTTCACCGAAGGAGCCTGGTGAGGAGAACACTTAACGTCGAATGAGATACGAGACCAACGGCCGTTGTCATCATTAGGTTGAAGGTGTTGTAACCAAGGTGTTTCAATAATCAGCTTCTGGAGAAAAATCGACATATTGTCTGCTCTTTCTTTAGAGGCT